GTTGCTATCCGAGTCCATGCGTGATGCAGTGATCGGAATGGACGCGGCTGCGTCAGCAACCCATGAGAATGCGCGGCTAAAAAGGCCACTTCCGTTTAGGGGCATTACAATTCTCCGGAACAAAAAAAGCCGCACAATGGCGGCTTGGAGGACGAAAAATGACAAACCCTTATATCGGGCTGATGATTGTTTTCGGGATATTCGGCTATCCCGCTGCCAAGTTATTTGTTAACTGGCTTGATCGGCGTAAGCGGCGGGATAGGTAAATCCTGATCGTTATAGACAAGCGAGTTGTAAAGGCTTGGATGCTCTTTGTCGGCTTTGAGCGCCAGGGCTACTTTCTGAGACGTTGAAAGATGCTTTCCGATAAACGGAATGCGTTCTAGCGCCGCAGTTGTCACTATTCCACTATGGCTAAAGTTTGCGGTATGACCGGCAGGAGGCGTAACCGTATGGGACAAAGTGCGCCCAACGGTTTTTAGCGTGTCGATTTCAGTGGGATCATAAACGGCACTCAGTCGGGCAGAGCCGAGGCGTGTAAGAGCTTCGGCATATCGGGCAGCGGCTCCTGTGTTATCGCCATTCGGGTTAAACCCAAAGCCTGATTTCAGCAGCGGATTTCCGACCTGTGAGCGCAGCGTATCGTAAGCCTCGGAATATTTGTTTGCTTTGAGCAAGTCAGCAAGGTTACGGAAACCAGCGTCAGTGCCGCCCGTAATATGGTCGCGCACAATCCGCTCAGGCGACCATGTGTTATCACCAAACTTCCCGTATCGCCCACTTACAACATCATCTAATGCAGGAACACTATCATGCAGTGCAAAACGCTGGGCTGCTAATGCGCGAGCTTCGCTAAATGGGTCACCTTCCGTACCTGCTTGGGTAATTGACGTTTTAACAGCAGAACGGAGTTTGTCCAAGGCAGTTTTTGTGCCACCCGTAGACAAACCTCCCGAATGCTCGTTAATGAGCTGCAACAGGTTTTCTGCGTCTTTGTAGGTAAATGTTTTCGTTTGCTTGCCATCCATGAGTCCATAAGACTCAAATCTAGAGCGAACGCCTTGCGGGATTTGATCGGCAAAATCTTCCTTGATTTTTGCGTAGTCTTGGGCAAGTCCCTTCATGTCAACTTCAGCGCCTGCTTTGCCGCTTTCGCGCACAGCTCGATAAGCATCTGAAACTTTCGTCCTCATGCCCTCGTCAATGTTGCGAAGCGCAGTGCCTACCGTATCGCCTGCGGTATGGGCTTCAGTTGGTGAACCAACGGTATTGGCAAGTACTCGCGCAAGAAATTGCTGCTGCGAATTAAACCGCGTAGCCAGCCTTGGATCGCTTTTAAGGTTGTATTCTTCAGACCACTGACTAGGGTTGCGCGACAACTGGCCCAGCGTTGGTGCGTTTTCACCTTGCATCCCAAGCGACAGAAAATCAGCGTAGCGCGTAGCCGCTGAAGGGATCATGCCAGGGTATTGCTTCAAGACCCCTTCAGTTTTCGGAAAGACGGATGCATCTTCAGTAGGTCGAAGCGATGCAGGCATATCAGCAGTTGCCTGAGAAACGCCATTTACAGCCGCGTTAGGCGAATTGGCGCGTACCGAGCCAGGAGCCACATACTCAGCCACATCGGGAAGAACTTTAGGAACCCAGCGGACAGGCGCTTTTGCAACGCTTCCCGCCACCCCAGAGCCAAAACCTCCTGCGACAGCACCGGCTCCGCCCATAAGAATTTGAGCCAGAGGATTAAGATTCATCCCCCATACATCTTCCCCAATCCCCGTCTCCCGTGCCGCAGCAGCACCACCAGCAGCTCCAGTCGCGGCAACGGCTTGAGCGCCTGGATGTGCGCGCAACAGCCGAGCATAATCAGCGATTTCGGGAATTTTAGAAATAGCCGTAGAAATCGGGCGCACCATGTTGATGCCGCCAGCCGCCGAGGTCAGGTCACTAACAACTCGCTCCTGAGTGGTTTCAGGTCGAGGCAAATGTGCTTGATCCGCAGCAGAATCCACAATGGTCGAAACCATTGGCAGGGGAGCCACATGGGAGCCAGTCAGGTTGTTGTACCCACTAATCCCAAGATTGACGGCAGAATTCAATCCGTTACCGACCACTTCAGGAATTCCGGTAACCGCATGAACTGCGGACCTACCGAACAGTCCCGCTTGACGAGCGAGCTTATCCCATGCCGTCATTTCAACCGGAGGGGCTACAGGCGCGGCAGGAACATTTGGCTTGGGCTGATAATTGATGATTGCGTCAATATCATCCACAGGCTGCACTGCCCGCTTGTAATTGATAATTGCGTCAATGTCATCCATTATTTATTCCATCCCAAGCGTTTAAGCTCTTTGGCCCGTTCAATAAGAGACGGGTCCTGTGACATGATTTGTTCAAGATACGCGTTTGCAGCTGCTTGCTGTTCTGGCGTTCCTTTAGGCATATGCAGGAATTGGAAAATGCGCGGGTCGGCGGTCGTGTCGAAATGATTACGAACTTCTGCCATCGATTGCGGCGCAAGGCGATACGGAAGCAACGCGTTGGTACGCGCAACGTTCATTCGCTCCTGCGCTTTTAGATTGTCCACAGCTTCCGAAATCGCTTTTTTCAGCATTTCATTATTGGGGAAGGCGTGGTGGATCATGTCGTTTGCGGCATCAGTTTTGCCCTGACCAAGAGCCGCCGTAATTTGATTTGCGTTTTTCCCGAGCAATTGACTTGCTACAAGGCGTTCTGCTGCATTGTTGCTGCCAAGCATCGACAGAACAGCATCGCCCATATCTTTGTATTTTGCAAACGGCCCCGTATTGGCATCCTTGGCGTGAAGTGCGATCTGGTCAAGGTTGTTGATTACCTGATTAGCTTGCGCTGCGCGTGAAGAAATATCCATCCAATATTTGGACATTTCTTCTGCCTGAACACGCTGGGACGGCGATTGCCCCATCGTCACAGGATCACGAGTCGGCGGGGGTGTCCATTGACCAGAGGCAGCAGGTTGTGCTACGGCAGGACGAGTTGCCACAGGAGCGGGCTGAGCCACAGGCCGAGGTGTCGGAGCAGCTTGTGCTGGCTGGGGCGCTCCATAGGACGGGTATGGCAAACGCGGCGTAGTGCCGAGAACTTGGGTAGCTGGAACAGACTGTTTCCCATCGTTCGTTTCAATTTGTGCGATTTGCTGCGAATTAGTTCCGAACGCTTGCGCGGCGGCGTTGTTCGCAACAGCGGGAATGTAGCCTGGGATTGGCTGATACTGCGTCGGAGTCGTAAGCCCTTGCGAGTTGACGCCCAGCGTGGCAGTCGTGCCATCCGGCGCTTTCGGCAATTGCCCGATGAGTTGATTGCCTTTGAACAGATAACCGTTAACCTCTTTGATTCCCTTTGCCTCAAGTTCGGCGCGAAACGCGGGCCCAAACATAGGGTCGTTGAGGTTCTTGAGTTCGTTGGTCGGCATCGTCATTTCAATGCCTTTTTCACCAAACTTCTCAGACAGCTTTGGATACATGAGCTGAACCGCAGGGCTCATGCCAGCGGTAATCATCCCCGTGGCCCGAGCCGCAAGCGGGGACGATCCTGCGGCTGAGTTAAAAGACGGAGGAATGGAGTCCGGCTGGACACCATTAGCCAGTTGCGGAGTCGGTCCTGGCTGTGCAGAAAGCGGAGTAGCGCCAGGCATACGGAATCCCATGCCCGGAGGCATGACGGGCGGCTGCTGTGCGGGCGCTGCTTGCGGGTCTGCTTGAGGCGCTCCTTGAGCGGGCGCCCCGCCATTCAAAATGCTTGCAATCTGCTGCGCGGCTTGAGCTTGAGCGCGGGCGTATAACGTGCCTTGTGCTTGACCAATGTCGTGCACTTTCGTGTCGTTGTCGCTGTTGAGCTTGTTGCCAAGCAATGCTTGAGCAATTTTGGTCATGCCGGAAAACGGCGAAACCGGAACGACTCGACCCGTGACAACTTCAGACTGTTGCGGCGTCAGAGCGCCTTGCATCAACATCTGAGCTAGTGCTTGTTGGCGTTGCAGTTGTTGCTGCTGCACCATCAAATCGGCATAGGACTGCGGGTCTACCGCGCCTGCCATCGGGGGAAGGGTCGTGTTTTCAGCCATTTTCAATCTCGGCAAAAGCCGCCATGCTGGAGTGAATTGCAGTCCTCAAAGCGTCAAAGCGCACCTTGAATTGCGCGTACTTTTCGGGGTGTTTCTCTTTTGTCCAAGCAATGCGGTCTTTGGAGTGTTCCAGAAACGCAGTGCAATCAAAGCAGTCAAGGGAAGAATGATCCATCTTGAAATGCTCAGGCACAGGCCCGCGACTCATAATGAAGTCCATGACCTGCTGTTTCGTCCATGTCTCTATCGGCTGGATGTACTCAATTCCATCCACAACCGTCCCATTTCTTGCGGGCGATTTGTATTCTTCTTCTAACCGCTGACCTCGGATGAGATGCGTTACGCCGAGTTCCTTGCACTTGTTATGCAAGGGCATTGAGATATTGTCCCAGCAGCATTGCAAATAGCTTTGCACCTTGATCGGCTTTTCACCATTTGCATAAAACCCGAGTTCCGTGTGATTGATCGGGACTAGCTCAGACGGAATCCCTTTCACCGCATTCTGCGCACCCTGATCTGTCTTGACCTCGATAAACCGAGATTGAGCGCGGATCGTCTCAACAAACGCCAGTGCTTCGGGATAGTTTTTCCCTGTATTCACCCAAATAACTAGCGGGTCTTTGTCTTTGTAGAGATACCAGCAAGCAAGGGAATCTTTGCCGCCAGAGAATGCCAAAGCCAGCATCAGAACGCGTAAGCGGCAATCGAAGCCAGCCCCACCAGTCCCGTCGTGTTTGCGTTGTTCGTAGCGACCTGGGCATTGTTGTTGGCGATTTGACCGTTGTATTGGTTTTGCATGGCGCCCATAATGTCCGGCGAGGCAGCGGTCGGACTTGCAGAACCTGCACCACTAGGCATACCGATATTTTGGCTGTTAAGCCCAGAAAACATTGCAAGTGCCTGCTGTTGAGCTGCTTGATCTTGTCCAAAAGCAGTTTGACCTGCTTGGATACCAGTTTGAACTGATTGGTTCGCCAGATTGTTGTTCTGCCAATCCTGTTGACGCTGAAGATTGCCCGTGGCTTGTTTGTAAGCCTCGCTATTAGGGTCGGTAATGCCTTGTGCGGCTAATTGCGACTGCAACGCTTCAGTTGCTTGTTGCTGTTGAGGCCGAATCAAATCCATATTGGAGTTGAACGCAGCAGCGGCAGCTTTTTGATTGATACCAGTCGGATCAAGAGGATTGGTAAGCAGCGAACTGCTATTTCCAAGAAGATCGCCAGCAAGGCCCGTCGCTCCGACTTGGTTTTGTTGCTGATTCCCAAGCGCAGTAGCTCCAGCAGCATTTAGAGAAGTGTTTTGCGTGTAAATCGGGGCGCCGTCAGGCGAATATCCCGTAATTTGCCAAGATTGAGAACCGTAAGGGCCACTGCTATTGGTTCGATCCAAAGCAGCCGTATAAGAAGCCGTCCCTTTGTTAAGACCTAATTGAGCATTTGCAGAAGCATACGGGTCAACCGGGGCCGGAGAGCTGGGAGCTTGTTTACCCATTCAACCACCTACATTCAGATTTGAGCATTCCATAAATACGCGTAGGGCGTGAGCCTCTTAGCGTCCCTTCGTGTACCCACCCGGTTTTCTCAAGAAACCGCCAGCAGGTATCGTTGTCTTCCCTCACCGGAGCCGTGACGCGCTCCAGCCCCCATTGAACAAAGGGGACATGGAACGCAGCGCTCCTAAACTCTTTGGTGAACCAAAATTTGTCTTGAGAATAGATGTGCATCACACACCCATCCACTGTGATGTTCTCGTACACCACCCCGACTACCAATCGTTCGTTTCTGAGCAATCCCAATCCATGACCACCGGGGAACTGAGCGCCCATTTTTTCGGCAACCCAATTCACCACAGGCTGACCCGTGACTAGCATCAGATCGGTCCAGCTGGTTTGTAGAGATAGGTCGTGGAGTACCAGACCACGTTAGCTTTCTGAGATGCAAACTGCATCCGCACAGTGCCCGCGTAGCCGATACCTGAAACCGCTCCATAGCGGTTGTATGTCTGTAGTCCAGGCGTCCAGTAGCTTGTATTCCATGGAGCCACGTTCCACAAAGACTTTCCCGTAATCGGCTGGTATGTCAGGGAATACGCTTGCTGTGACTCGTTGAAATTGGTGTTGAGCGTGTAGACCGTCGAAAACGTGTCGTCTGCACCGAAAGCAGGACGCACCAGAGTAAACTGCTTGTTCATCCCCGGATCGTCAAAATATGAGTAAGCCTGACGCACATCCGCGATGATCGGCTGACCAAAATCACTGTTACCGGACCATCCAAGCGCTACAAAGCCGTTTCCGCCCCAATACACCTGATTTTTGAACACTTCAAAGCAGTTAGCGTTCCATCCGGTGTAGCGGCTCCATGCCTTTGAAATCGTGTTGTAGACGTATTGGTAGCTTTGTGAATTTGTCACCGTGGGGACGTTCACAATCAGTTTTGATCCTTGAGGCCAATACGTCACAGCCCAGCCAAAGTTTGATCCGTAAGTGTTCGCGTCGTTGTTAATTGATTGCTCGATCTTGTAGGACAGCGCCTGCGTGGGATCAGCCTCATTGGTCGTCTGCGCTTGAGACAGCAGAAACAGGCCATCCGTGGAAACAATCGCAACGTCATCCCCATAACGGGTGACAGGGCGAGTCCCCACAGGAGTTCCCACACGGAACCTCATCGCAAGGGAAAACAAACCCCCTGCTTGAGACGGATCAAATCCCTGATACACCACGATTTCGCCGTTGGACGAAATGAACGCGAGATATTCCTGAGGGTTAGAGGCTTGACCTGCCGACCAAGGAACAATGGCAACCAGATAGCCGCCCAGAGAGAACTGCGCGGAAAGATCAAAGTACGAGGCAGAACCCGCAATCGAAGTCGTTGCGAGATACCAAAAGCCCAGCGAGTTCACTTGGGCGAAGAACATCCGCTGTTTCCAGAGCGTGACGTAACTTAGCTGGTTCGTTGGTACACCCGTCAAAGACAAAGGTGTAGAGCTGGAGGTCAGTTGCTGCCAAGTCGTACCGTTATAAACCTGCGCGTAATCCGTCCCGTTGACAGCCATGAGGAACGTTCCCCCCGGCGTCGTGATCTGTTGGTACACCCACCTGTTAGAGGTGTTTCCCGTAACCAGAGCAGCACCTACAGCGCCCGTAGAGGTCACATCGTAGATATTCCCACCAGATGCCGCGAATAGCTTGTTGACGCCTACAGGAGACGAATAGGGCATCAGCGTTTCCACTGCGCCAGGCAAACCCGTTGCCCAATTCTGAGAGCCTAGACGCAAGCCTACAGCCGTCGTATTCGGGTCCGCGTTGTCCATGACATAGGCGTCCTTCGGCCCCATGTCTGCCAGAGCATCACGCGCATTCAAGCCCCCGACAGGAGCGGGAACGGTTTTGGTCTTGCCTTCCATTACTGCCCCACGCCACTGTCGGGAACGTTGGTGAGGCTAATCAGCACAGGAGCCGGATGCCCGTTCATCGTCAGCGTATCCGCGCCCTTGTTCTTCGCCTTCTCAATGCTCAGTTGACGCTGGAAGAAGTCTCCAGAGACGGACGTATCCAGACCACGCTGCGCCATATAGAGGAACTTGAACGCGGCTACAAATAGGCGATCCGACCAGATATAGGTATCCGTGTCAGCCGTGAATGAGGACTTGTTTGCAAGGGTCGTTGCGTCCACCGCAAACCCATTGCTCATGTATTCGATTGAAAGCAGGTCACCCGTGGCAATGATGGGCCACGTTTGAAGGTAGCCGCCCCAATAGCGATAACGGATTCGAGGACCCGTAGAGATATAGGACGACTTCAACCATTCCCACTCTTGTGGAGTGGCAGGACCTAGCATCGCCCAGCGCCGCGATTTGTCGTAAGCGGTGCGGTTGATGGGCCGGTCAAAGTCAGACGGAAGCGAGTACTTGGTTTTGCCAAATACCAGAGAATTGGTGCCCGATGTGGTAGCGGGCTGGCTCATCGTCACAGTCGTTCCGACTTGGGACACCACGTACACATCCTGCAAGATTCCAATGCCGGAAATCTGATAGGTCGTGTCAAGGGAAGGAGACGGAGTGGACGACAGCGTAATCACCGCACTTCCTGCGGAGGTTGTGCCCGCAATCGTCTGAGCCAGCACATTAAACGTGTACTGCTTTTCCAGTTGCTGCCAGTCCCACTCCTGAGTGAGAACAGACCCGACGGCTTGAGCAATAGCCAGAATCTGAATGGCATCAGTTTGGGTATTGCCCACAAGGGATGACTGAGTGGGCAAGCCAATCTCAGCCAACCCTTGATTTACAGCCGTCAGGACGTTCATTCAGTCACTTCCTCTTTAGCCGGACGCCCGCGCTTGGGTTCGGCAAGTTTGCTCATCAGCAGATTCATCTGCTCTTTCATTGCGGCAATTTCTTGGTCACGGCGGGCGAGTTCAGCCGCCAAGTGCTCAGATTGCGCGTTGCCTTTGGCTTCCTCAAGGTAAGCCTTTGCGCGCTCACGGAAGATCACCGGCTGCATTCCTGCAATCGCAGCGACTTGCACCAGGTTATGGTCCGAAGCGTCTGCCACTTGCTCTACCGTGTAGAACTTGAAATGGCGCATTTCCATGGCTTGAGCTGCGGTCAGTGCAGGCCAAGCGGTAAGCATCGTGCCCCCGACTTGTTCGTGGGTCTTGTTTTGCTGGTAGATCATCCACTGATGCGCGAATCGCTTCTTGTGCGATCCATCGACAATCGTGTCAATCGTTAGCGTGTTGTTTCCGGGAATCTGGATTTTCACAAAGTCAACCATCTTCATGATGGGGCGGCCTTGCATTTCCGATTCATGGGGGATAAGCATTTCCTTCTCGTAGAACTGCACGAAAAGGGCGGAGTCAGCAGAATTCAGATCAGATTGCATCGTGTGCTCTAAGTGGTTAGAGATAAACGAAAAGGGGGAGAGCCGAAGCCCTCCCCCAAGACACCCCGAAGGGTTAAGCCGTCAGTTAGACGGAAGCAGCACCGAACCAAGCAAAGTCGGGGTAAAGGTTACCCGTCGTGCCCAGTGATGCCGGAGTGGTGAAGGTCGGAGCCGTGTACGAACCGCCCGTAGCCGTTGCAACGAACGTCGAAGCGTTCACAGTGCAAGTAGCCGTAGCCGACGCAAGGTTGGTTCCCGCGTTGACCTGAGCGAAGACGTAACGCTTGCCATCCGAACCCCAAACCTGTTGACCAAGTTTGTACGGGGGGATGACGTTCGTCTGACCGTTGGAAATCTCGACTTGGCCTGCGTTGTACAGGTTCTGACCGAGGATCGGATTGGCGATATCGACGCCAATTTGCGGGGTGATGCTGAAAGCCATGATGATTTTTCCTTTCTATCAGGCAGACAGAACGCCGTGGAACTGACGACCACGGCAGGTCAGGTTGCCCGCCCAGCCGATGAGCTTCACCACAGCGTCTTGGTTGACCGCTTCACGCTCGCCGCCAATCGGGACGAAGTTGCGGTCCGAGTGCGGACGGAACGAGAGGTAGTCGGTGTTGAGGAAGTACATCCGGTTAGCGGGTTCACCAGCGAACACACCACCACCCAGAGCACCACCACCGAGCACCACATCAGCTTCGATACCACCGCCGAAGAACTTGAGCGAGGTGAAGCCAGCGCCAGCCATGTCGGTGTTGGACACCTTTTGGATAGCTTGCAGGCTGTTGACGTAGTACTGGTAGTAGTTCGTGTCAGCCACGATCAGGTCAGCACGGTCAGCGTTACGGACGAGGTTGAGGGCAACGTTCGTCATGTACTGCTGGATGTTCGCGGGCGACACAGCAGCGCCGCCGTTGGTCAGGCCAGAGTACGCGTAGTTGCGCCAGAACGACCACACAGCCGGGTCAATGCCACCCAGAATGCCCGACGAAGGGGTCAGAGACACCACAGCCGCGAGGCCGAGAATGTTCTTACCCGAGTTGCCGGTGCCGTCCAGATACAGGTCCTGGTTGATGCGGTTCAGCAGTTGCTTTTCAGCGATCTGAACACGGCCTTCCATCAGGTCGATGATCTGCTCTTTACCCGAGTTCTGGAGCATTTCCAGACCGCTCATCGTCACCGCAGCGGCGTATTGAGCAATCGGGAACTGAGCCGAGCTGATCGGGCTGTTCGGAGCGACGTTGATCGTCTCGTAGCCGCTGTACGAGTTCACGTTCGTCATGGTCGAGTCGCTATATGCGATTTCTTCCAGAATCACGTTACCGCCAGAGAACGGACGGACGTTGCCCTTTTGCTTCAGTTTGTAAAGCAGGGGGATGTTGTTGAGGACGTTATCTGCCAGTTCGCCGGAGCGAGACTGGATAGTGGTCAGTTTTGTTAGCGTCTAGGCTCTTTATCCCAGACTTCTCCGAGTTTCCCCGAAGCTCAGACTATCTCATCACCCATTGCTGGGGCAGTGCGCTCGTGGGGCTTTACTGTCCGTTCTGGACTCCGTGCCCTAGTCGTTGAGCCTTCGCCTCATTCCTGAGGTGCTTGGCTGCTGATTGCCCAATCTATCGCGTTTTCAAACCGTCACGCTTACCGTTGCCAGTTACGTTGTGGTCGCGTTAGCTCTAAGGGGTTTCCAGCAATTCACACTGTTTTACATCACCTATTGGTGTTACAATATCTCTATGGCTAAACCGATTTTGCAGTTCAAAGTTTGCAAGGCGTGTGGCATTGAAAAGCCACGTTCTGAGTATTACAAAAAAGGATCGTCAATCACGACCCTTTGCAAGATTTGCTCTAACGCCGAAATGAAGACTCGACAACATAAGTACATCGGGAAATACGTCGAACGTCAGAATGCGTGGCGTAGGGAACGGTATCAAACCGATCCTGGTTATCGCGCCCACATTGCAGAGACAAAGAAACGCGCCTACGAGGTTCACAGGGAAACTGCAAACGCCATAAGGCGCGAGAGGTGGGCTAATGACCCTCTTTGCCCTGCTCGCAAATACTACCGTCGCAAGGATGTCAAAGACCGAACACCTAAATGGGTTGATCTGAATGAAATGATTGCGATCTACTCAAAATGTCCAAAAGGGCTGCATGTAGATCACATTGTGCCGCTCAAAGGACTGATTGACGGTCGCCCCGTCACAGGTTTGCATGTGCCGTGGAACCTTCAATTTTTAACGCCTGAGGAAAACCTCAAAAAGAAAAACCGGATTACCGAAGATTATTTAAACACTTTCGTCAAGTGATAACGTCCGACAGGAAACTATTTGCGTATGCCATTTGGCACTCCTAGTTGTCGGACTAAATTAAATGCGGCCCCCAAGTTCGTCAAATTTTGACGACAAGATAGACCGCACATCGTTACCGCTACGACTATCCCTAGCCTGCGCTGTAGGCGCTACTGAGCGTGTCGATACTGCGGTGGCCTGTTTCTTGGCTAGTGCGGCTTGGCGCTGCTTTTCGGCTTCGGCGGCTTGTTGAGCCTGCGTCTGCTTCCATACATCGTCGTTTAGCCTCACAGCCTTGTCATAGGCCGATTTCAGGTCGGGCGCTAGACCTGACTGGAGTAGTCCAGCCATCTGCTCGCGCACAGCCTCAAAATGGGGAGCATTCGCTTTGAACGCTTCAATCTCTGCTTGGATTTGGGCGTTCTCGCGTTGTTGTTGCGTCTGATACATCTGCCCGAATCCGCTTTTGAGCGAGTTCAGTTCCTGCATCAGTTGCATCATCTGGTCAGTGCCAGGGTTGTACGTCTCGTTGCCGATGGCCTGAAGTGGCACACCGTAATCGGTTGCCAGCTTCGCAAACATCTGCAATTTCTGCTGCGGGGAAGCACTCACCAGCGTGTGATGAGCGTTCAGCAGGTTGCCAATCTCAACCTCAGGCTGAATGCCGTGCTGCTGCATGATCGGCAGGAACGGGGCGACTGCATCCTGAATGGCTTTTGCCTTCATCGCCTCGTTGCGATACGTCGAGACGCCGGTAGCGAACTCGCTTTCCCGCTGCTCAATGTAGTCCTGCAACTTGGCAAGCTCAGGGTCAGATGCCAGTTTTTCCCATTGACCCCAATAGTCCTTCTTCCATGAAGATGGAGGCTTTTTAGGCGTGGGAAGGTCAACCTTCGGCGCTTCGGGTTCAGCGGGCTTTTCCGCCGATGCCAGAGCGTCCTTTACCGCATCTTTGCGGGTGTACCTGCCAATCTCGTCTCGGGCACGGTCTACAGCAGGTTTCTCTGCTGCTGGCTCTGCGCGTGTTTCAACGGCAGGCTCTACGGAGCTAGGAGCTTCCGAGGGTGCTTCTGCAACCTCAGAACCAGCGGAATCGAATGCGCCTTCCAGCGCGTCTCGCAAAGTAGTCATTGAGACGCTCCGGGATTAAGCCGACACCGACGCAGCAAATGCGTTCGTGCCAACCACCAGGAACCATGCCGTCTTGCCCGAAGGGACAGAAAGAGCGGTGTTTGCTGCCAGAACGCCGATAGTGCCGCCAGTCGGGGGATAGACGTTCAAAGCACTTGCGCCGTGGTTGACAACGATGATCGTGTCAGTCACTTGGATTTGCGCTCCCGTCGCGGGGAGAATCGCACCAGTCGATGCCGCAACAGTCGTAAAGATGTTGAAGTCGCTAGGAAGCGTGAGCGCCGTGCCTTGCGTGGAACCCGTAGCGGTCAGGCCGCTAGTGGGGAAGCCGAGAGAGGCGCGGCATTGCAGGGGAGGGCAACCAGAACCAATGAGATTAGCTTGTGTGGGCATTGTGTAACTCCTTAATGAATGCCTAGGATTTGCTGTTGAACACGTCGATCAACGTGCGTTTCAGATTCCCCGGCTTGTGAAGTTCTCGGGGTTTGGGCGTGTCAAAGGCGTTTCCGACTTCAACGACGTTGTGTTGACGCAGATGCTCTCGGTGCTGTCTGCGCCCTTCAATCATTTCCCCCGTCACCATGGACTTGTAGGGCTGGATATCTCCAGAAACAAAAAAGCCAGCTCGCGGCTGGCTCTGGTAGTCATCGGATACTTCCACTAGGGAGTTATCCGGCTGTTGTATGTATCTTCGTCTCATAGCAGCATTAACAGTGCTTCCTCGTCGTCCTCAGAGTCGCTTTCAACCTCTTGCGTGGTTACCTTCTCGACAACCTCATGCACAGCCTCGATAAACATCTGGCTGGCAACGCTGATTTCTGGCTTTTTCGGAGCAGGCTTCCCGAAGATCGCTTCATGGATCGCCGCGCCGATTTCGTTGCGCTCTTGCCCAGGCGTCTTGCGTTTCTTGCGCAGCCTATCTTCTTCATCCCCATCAGTGGGGGGCACAAATGCGACGTATATAGCCGAGCCATATCCAGAGGAAACGTCTACGTCATCTGTGGTTGCAGATGAGCCGGTAATCGCTCCACCAAAGGCAGAACCTGCCCCTACAGATAAATCCGGCCCGTCAGTTGTTGCCGACGATCCATCTGCATTCAGCCCACCCGAGGCAGACGAAGCATCCGCGCCATCGGTGCTGGCAGAGGTGCCGATAGCCGCAACATCACCAGCCGCTGCGCTTGCATCAGCGCCATCTGTTGTCGCGCTCGTCCCATTCGAGACGTTTCCAACAGTTCCAGCCGCTGCCGAAGCATCAAGCCCATCAGTCGTAGCCGATGAGCCTGTAGTTGTTATGACCCCCGATGCTGCCGAGCTGTCAGCTCCATCCGTACTAGCCGACGATCCGCTTGTGGTGATCGCGCCGTTTGCAGTCGATGCGTCAGCGCCGTCAGTCGTGGCGCTTGACCCCGTGGTCGTGATCGAGCCGCTTGCCGCGCTAGTATCAGCGCCGTCCGTGGTCGCAGACGATCCGTTGATCGCGCTAGAACCTACAGAACCGCTTGCAGATGATGTATCTGCACCATCCGTGGTTGCACTGTTCCCAAGCGTTGTTATAACGCCCGTTGCAACAGAAGAATCTGCTCCGTCTGTGGTTGCCGACGATCCGGTTATCGGAACAAGTACGCTTTGTAAGTTTTGCTGTAGGAGCAGCATTTACTGCCCCTTTGGTCAATACTCGTAGCCGTCGATGCAGACCTGCGCGTAGCCGTTTGCCGCAGCCGTGCCAGTCGCACCAAAGCCTTGCACCGTGATGCCGATGCCAGTTCCCGCAGCAAACTCCAAACCTCCAGGAATCGGAATGCTCAACTGAGTGAATGCGCCCGCCGTAGCCGACACAGAGCCAATCAGCCACGTTGCCACCAGAGGCGAGGTCACAGCCACGACGCCAGCAGTGTTAGCCCGAAGGCGCACCAGCACATAACCAGCCGTCGCAATCGCAACAAACGAAAGCGTGATGTTTTTGATCCGATACGTCTTGCCCGTGGTCACGACAGCCGGAGTCGTCGTTGCCGTTACTGCTGCGCCAGATTTGTAGCCGGTCAAGGATTGCAGCGTCTCCGTCGCCGTTGACACCACAGCCGCAGCCATGAAAAGGTTGGACTGATTGCGCCCCGCATCTTTGGGTTGCTGTACGCCACGGTATACCGCAAGCGTTGGCTGTACGCCTTTGGCACTAGTCTGGTCCGATGGAGGCGTTACAGTGATAGCCGCAGTAGTTACACCTTGCCCAGCAGTCAGCGCGGTCTCTGCACTCGCATCAGCACCCCCGCCAATGTCAAGGATGACCATCTGCGTCTTTGCAGTGGTGTTGACAGTCTTATTGACCGTGCGAACTACATCGCCACCAGTCCCGGTGTTGAGAGTTGTGTTGTCAGCCATCAGGACACCGTGCCGTTAGCGTAGCCGTGGGCAACGGCATAACCATACAAGGCACCGAGAAGATCCTGCTGTCGCGTCATTCCGGCGGTCGGGTTTGCCGTGATGAGCGTCAAAAAGTCTGCCTGCGGAATCGTGAAAGCGGTATTGCCCAGCGCCACCCCGCCACTCACGGACGACATGGACACCGTACACGTTCCGCCAGTCATGTCGATCTGGACGGTTTCGAGGGTCCAGACCACCGGAGAGGACGAGGTGATGGGCATGATTACGCGCCAAACGCCGTAATAGTCCAAGACGAAACGCTAACAGTCTGTCCCGAGCTAATCGACGTGCTTGACAGGTTCAGGTCAGCGCCAGTGGTGCCCACAGTGCCTTGCAAAACAGCGTTTGTCGTTGTAGCAGCGGACGGATAGATGCGGAAGTAGCCCGCCGTCCCCGTACCTGATGCTGTAGCCGATGTAATTGCGTTGAGCGTCAGCACACCCGATGAAGCAGAGCCGAACGCCGTAGCGTTGCAGGTTAGCGTAGCAAGCAGCGTGCCAGTATCAGCCGTGGCGCAGTTAGCCGGAGCCGTGCCGGTAAAAATCTTGAGCACGCCCGAGGTGCCTACCTGCGTGGCAATGTCGGTCATCGCGTTTGTGCGGTGAGTAGTGCTGTATTGCAGGGCCATTATTCAACTCCAGCCACACGACCATCTTTGTCGCGGACGATTTTCTTGGGACGACTCAGCGAATCAATCACTGCGTCAAGTTTCTTGTCACGGGCTGCGTTATCAGTTTTTTGCTTGTCCTGATCGTCCGAGACTTGCTGCCCTGCTGCGGCCTGCATCGCTGCTTGAGCTTGGGCGCTTTGCAACGTAGCCGCCGCATTGATCTCAGCCACTTCAATGGCTTTGCGGTAGTCCATCTCGATCTTGTAGCGGTCTAGCTCCATCTTTTGAGCCTCTAGCCGCTCTTTCATCTGCATCTCAAGTTGCTGGAGCTGGGCTTCATGAGCCTTCGCCGCCTCATCAGATTGAGCCTTGAGTTGGGCTTGCTGGGCAGCGAGTTGCATATCAGCCTGCGCTTTAGCCTTGCCGATTTCAATGTCTCGACTAGCCCGAACCTGCTCAAGTTGCGCGTCCTGCTGCATCTTGACCTGCGCCAATTGCCCCTCTTGCTGCAACTTCTGGCTCTGCATCTGCTGCTCGGCCTGCATCTTCATCATTTCAGGATTCGGCTTCTGTGCTTGCTGCGCCGCAACCTGCTTCATCTGCTCGGCAGTGCTGTCAATCACGCCCTCAAGCGTCTTTCCAACCTTGAACCCGCCGACGCCGAACTTCAGCAACTCAATACCAAGCGGGAGCAATTGCGGGACGTTCTGCGCGGCCTGCTCAACCTGCTGGATAAACTGAGCTGTGGCTTGCAGGAACTCAACCCGGTCTTTCTTTTCCTGCTGCTCATCCTGGTACGCCATCGAGTCAGTCTCGACGGCAATCCGAAACTTGCGGTGGACGTTATCCCGCAGCAGGGCAATAGCTTGGGGGATCATCTGCTGATCCACCGGCTGCAAATTCCTCGCGCCCGACATTTCAATGAACGTCTGCTCATCAAAATGCCTACAGATAATCTCCGCCTTGATGCGGAAAATGTCTGATGCGAACCGCTCAACCTCGTCCTGATAGACCTTGAGGCGCAGCGATGCGTAATTGCTCTTGATCTGCTGGGCAGTCGCAGACTCACCCACAGCCGACTGACCTCGGATAATGTCGGAGATGCCCGTCAGTTCATAAATATGGCCCTTGACCTGCTCAAACGCTTCATAAGCGTCTTTGAGGGCAGAGGCAATGGGTTGCACGTCAACGATGTCAATAGCGCCCGAAAGCCCCTTTTTCTCAGCAAACGCTTGCCAGTTCTGAACGGGGATGAGGTCACCGGAGACGCCTTCCTTGAACATCCGCACGATTTCAGGGACCGATGCGTCATAAACCCCGACGATCTTCAGCGCCTCAATCAGGCCGCTAATCTTGTTCGACAGGTCATCGAGCTTGACCGCTTGGTCCTGATAAAACGTGTAATCAGGGACCGGAACAAGCGAATCAGGCGTGAGCGTGGAATAGATCGGACGCGGACACGGGAAAAACCCGTCAATCTGGAGCGGGTCTTCCCGTTCGTCCAGAAACTCACCCATGGACTTGGACAGCCAGAACGCACGGCCCTTTTCCTTGTCCCAAATCTCATACACCAACCCGCGCTTTTCGACTCCCTCAGAGTCATCCATGCGCTTGTTGTCGCCAGGCGTGGCATCCATCGGCAGTTTCTTGCCGACTTCTTTGCCGAAACGCTTTACAGCCGCCTCGCGGGTCATGAAGACCTTGCGCCAGACGATGGAGACTTCTTCCCAAGTACGCGCTACGTTATGCCCGAAATCTTCCCAATGGACGTAATCAACGGGAGTTGTCTCGTAATCGAGGACTTCCTGAGTAGCCGTCTCGGTTTCCTCATCCTCTGTGATCTGAGACTCACCCTCATCCAACATCTGCACATCAGGCAGTTGCAATTCTTTGGTGACAGGGTGATAGCGTACCCACGCAGTTCCACGCCCCCCAAGAAAGCGGTCATAGACCACATGAAGCATCGAGAGCTGGAAGTCGTTATACGTCTCAACTTCAAACTCAAGCGCCCGCTCCAACAGCAGGCCAGCCACACGCGCTACCGGATCGTTATCCTTGAAGCGCCTGGACACATCCGGACGCGGCATCCGTGCGTAGGTAGCAGCTTTCAGCGTCTGGACGTTAGACCACAGGATGTTAAAACGGTCAGGCGATTTGTCGCTCTGGTCGTCCATCCGGTATTTCTTGACGAGTTTGCGGACGCGACCCGTCCACTGCTTAAACTCGCGCTCATACGCTGAGATGTGGTCTAAATACTCGCCAACCTCACGGCTGACTACTTGGGCGCCAGCCATTACGCGCAGATCACCGTGCAGTTAATCGTTCCCGCCGTGACCACCGTGACGCCAGTTGCGCAATAAGCCTTAAGCGGGTAAAACGTGCCAGCAACAGCCGATACCGTGCCCGTGACAGGAGAGGTAGTGTTCGCAGATGCGTTGTCATAAATGGCAAACGTCCCGCTGGTAGAGGTGGACACGAACACGCCCAGCACAGCCTTGGGCACGGGCGACACTTGCGTCGTCGTTGCCGTGGTGATGTTGGTGTACCCGCCAGTTTCGTATGTGGGTGCGCTCATATTCGGGTCTTCCTGTTCGTTGAATTGGCTTTCCAAAGCACATCAAGCGGTGCAAGCTGGACGCCATGCTTTGTCCCCGTAACAGGGAACAGTGGTTTTTCGATCTCTTTGGGTGCGTGTTCTTCTTTCCACGCTAAAGCCAGCATTCGGAACGCGTCCGCATCGTGGCTCGTCCAATCGTGTCTTGGGTTCTCTTTGAAGCACTGCATCTTTTCGTCCCAATCCCGTTGGTACTGACGCAGGCT